GCGGTTTTGCGGCTTGCAAAGAGACCGTAGGAAACCCCGGAATCGCCCTCGTCCGTAGGGGGAGGACAGTAGGGGCCCGTGCCCGCCCAAGGCGAGCCGGCGAAGTCGCCAAAGAGCGCGCCCCCTGGGGCCTCGCGAACGGAGACGGGAGGGGACACGGCCGGCCAAGTGGCGAAGAACGCCTCTCGATCGACGGCCGACACCCCAAGGCCGTCAATGTCCACAAACGTCTCCGGATACCCATGGACCTGCAACAACAGGTAGACGTCCACCTCACACTGAAGGTGAGACGGAATTCCCGAAACGACCGCCCGGCTCCGCGACCGCCCACTCCACCCATAGAAGATGTCGTCCGCATCGGCAAACATGCGAGTGGCAACGTCGTAGATCGGAGCGAAAGGGGCTGCCGTCCACCCCGTCGCAAGATACCTGGCCTCGGCAGCAGACAGCGCGTCGGCGCACGTGCGGCGCACAGGGCCGTCCTCCGGGAAGATCCGCTCCGAGGCCTGACCCGCGGTATTAGACACGACGGTCCACTTGAGGGCCGAAAGGGCAGCCTGCATGTCGGCCCACAGCCATGGGCCCATGATGTCGTTCGCCTCGGGCGGGCCGTAGGAAAACATGGGATCGGAGTAGGCGGTCCAGTCGTGCATCGAGGGGTCGAACGCGGTGGCGCGACGGAAGCCGGACGGCAGGCCAGCCACGGCCCAGAAGGCGCTCAAGAGCCTGAACGAAGATAACTCTCGAGGCCAACGCGAGAGCGCTGTGCACCAGGCCGCATCTCCGAAGAGAGGTATGCGCGCGTCGTGAAACGCCCCTGCTCCTGGGCCGAGCGTGTGGTCCACGAACAGAGGCGCCATGGAGCAAGCAAGGGATTGGAGATCCTGCCAAAACCAACGGTCCTGCAAGGCGCGAACGTAGTCGTTCGCGGAAAGCGCAGGCATGTCGTGGAGAGGGTAAAGGCCACAGGCTTCGAGCCGCTCGTGTACGGCCTGAACAATCTCCGCCATGACGGCCGCGTCCTGGCGGTTCTGGCCTGAAACTATGGGAGTGAAAGCCGCCACGTTACGCGAGCCTGGTCCAACCGAGGCGCACGTGCGCGCCCTCAGTATCGCGTTCCACAGTGAAGACCTGTGAAGTCGGGGCGACGTCCACCGCGTCCGGGTCGAGCACGATATCGCACTCCTCATCGGAACCCGTCTTGCGCATCAGCAGTTGGTCAATCTCGCCGCCCAAAGTGTCCGGTTTTGGGGGCGGATAGACGGCGCCGAGGTCGGCGTGGGCGGAGTCGTCCGTGGCCTTGCCTGTCGTGCGGACCTCCCAGGCAAGGGCTACGTTGCGCCGGCGCCACCAGGACAGGAGACTGAAGAGGTCCGTGGGTCCTAGCTGCAGCGCAGGCCCGAAACGAACGGTCGTTCGGCCGTGGTCAACGTCCTCCGTGACATCCTGCACAAGGCCGTCCATGGCGGCCAACTCTGCTGAGGCGCCCGAGATGTTGAGGCGCTTGCCGGGATGCGCGTCGCCGGCGCAGTCTTCTTCCACGGTGACGGCACTGCCCTGGTACTGAAGTAGACTCCATGCGGCTAGAAACTTGGCGGCCAAAGAGGATGGGATGGGTTCGCCGCCCGAGACGGCTAAGATCTTCTGATAAACCTTCGTCTCCGCGTCCGTGGCTACAAACCTGGCCACGACGACGCGGTCCTTGATCCACTGAACGACTTCGGCCGTGGCGGGGTCGCGGAACACGGCGTCGATCTTTGCCGTGACCGCGATCTCGGTGTAGGCGACATCCATCCAAGGGTGAATGGCGCCGGCGACCAGGTAGCGGGGATAGACTTCTTCGTCGAACCCGGGCGGAAAGGCGGCGTCGTGAATCGTGAGGTCCACGTCGGCGACGTGTTCGAGTTCGGGCAGGAGATTCTTCCACCACGCCTTATCGTTGAGGTCTATGGCCGGCGGGACGCCAGAGGTCGGCCAGTCCGCGGTCTCGACGACCTGGGAGACGCCGCTCATCGTTATTCCGGCGAGCGGGATGGTGGAAACCAGGGTGCGCACGTCGTGGACGTCGCCGGCTTCCTGACGGTAAAGGGTGTGGTAGACCTGTCCGTCTATGCCCTCGATCATCTGCTCGAAGAGGAGCACGACTCCCGGGAGCTGGAGATCATAGCGGGCGGCGGCCTCGATGGATTGCAGCCGGGTCCGCGTTTCCGGCGTGGAGATGGGGAGAGTGACGGCATCGAGGGAGGAGCGGCGTTTACAGTGGAACACGGGTGGGTTGGCGGAATAGTCGAACCAGGTGACGGCGTCCGGGCTCCAGCGGAGCATCTTCCGGATGACCTCGGCGCAGGAGATGTCCACGCATTCGTCCCATGGAATTTCGAGGTCCGGCTCGATGGCGCCTTTTGCGATCGGCGCCCCGCGGGCGATGGCCCAATCGAGCGCCTCCTCAATCTGCTCGCCGCTGGTGATGGGGGCCCCGGTGTGCGACTGGCCGAGAATGACGCGGGTTTTCGTGCCGAGTTTGATGTGATCTGGGGACGGCTCGTCGTACATTTGCCACGACTGCTCGAAAGTAATCTGTTCGAGCCACCACCAGGGGCCGACGATTTCGTAGGAGATTTCCTCGTTGCGGGGCTGTCCGATGCGGGGGAGCGTGTTGCACCGGCCGGTGAACCAGCGGGAGAGGTCTTTGTAGATCACGACGTTCTCGCCGTACTCGAAAAGGGGATCCCCGTCAAAGGCGGAGCCCGAAGCGTCGAACGTGACGCGATCGACTGCCTGGGAAACGCGCACACGGCGCAAGTTGCCGAGAGAGAGGCTGTGGAAATAGTCCGCCACGGCGTCCCCGACGATGATCCAGGCTTCTGTGTTCACTTCGGATTTCCGACTTTGGATTCCGGAATTCGGACGCGGAATGGATGCAGTCGCACGGCCTCACCTCGTTGCAGCGGCTTTGATCTGGGCGTTCAAGGTTGCGATTTCCTGCTCCAGTTTGCGCATACGACTCGTGATCGTTGCCTGGTGGTGTGCCACGGAGCGCATGGCGTCCACCAGGGCGCGGGCCGCGTCGTCCGCCTCTGCCTGCTGGCGGCGCAGCTCGGCCTCCAGGGCTTTCAATTCCGCCGGCGCGGCGCCGGCGCGGCGGCCGGCGCGCAGCGCCTCTTGCGCCGCGTCCGCCTCGCGCTGCTCCCTATCCGCGGCCGCGGCCTGTTCCTCCCACCCCGCCCGGACCTGTTCGAGTTCCCGGGCCTCCCGCGCCAGGGGCTCGCGTTCCCGCTCGAGCTGCTTCTTACGTTCCTCAGCCCGCTCGGCCACGCGTTTCTGTGCCGCCGCCTTCTCCGCGGTATTGATCCTCGCCTTCTCCGCGGCCGTGTTCTCCTCGATCGCGTCTTCCTGGAGCGAGAGGACCTGGAGCCGATGCAGCCGCACCTTTGCCGCCTCATCTTCCGCCTTCTTCGCCGTCTGCATCTGCCGGCCCGCTTGCTCCAGAGCGGCGTCGGCCTCAGCCATGGCAGCCGTGAGCTGAGAAAGCTTCTCGGGGTTCAAATTGAAGTAGACCTTCTGGGCACGCGCGATGTTGATCGCGGCTCCCGCCTGTATTTCATCCGCTCTGGCGACGGCGCCGGCGGTCGCGCGACCAAACCCGGGACCCAACCACGCGGCGGCCCCCTTGATTCGCGTCGCGCTTTGAAAGCGCTGAAACTCCGCATTGATGTACTCGTCGAGCACCTGCTTCATCCCGCGGATCGCCTCTGTCGTCTCGCCTCCTTTTCCGCTTCTCAGCGCATCCACGTCCTTGGCGGAAAAGAGACCGCTTTCGGAGATGCGTTCCATGTGTTTGCGGTATGCGCCCCTCGCCAATTCCGCCTCCGCCGCCTTCTTCTCCAAATCATACTCGAGTGCGCGCATCCCGCTCCGGCCCTTCAGTTCTTCGGCACCCACGTCCTGGATCTGGCGCGTGATGTCCGCCCGCTCCTTCGCGGTCTTCAGGGCCAGCTTGCGCCGCTCGCCCTCCTCCTTCCCCATCTCGCCTTCCTGGACCTGGCGCTCGATCTGCGCTTCCTGGTAGGCCAGCTCCGCGTCCGCGACCTCGCTTAACCTCTGGCGCGTCGTCGCTGCCTCGTCCCCCGCGGCTTTGAGCCGGGCGGCGAGGTCCTCCGCGCTCGAGATGGCGGGCGCGAAATCGCTCTTGGCCATCGCATCGAGCGTGTCCTGCGCGGATTTCGCCGCCTCGGCCAGGGAGGGAAAGCGGTTGGTGAGGTTCGTGACGGCAGTGGCCTCGACCTCGATCGTGCCGCGGATCTTGTGGAGCATATTGGCCAGCCAGCGATTGACGGCCGCCACAGGGCTTGCCTCGGCCCTGCCGATCGTCTCCATCAGCTCGCCCCACTCTTTGCGGACCGCGCTGAACGTGCCGGACAGGGTCTGAGCCCGAGCCTCCAGGAGACCGGCGCCCTTCTCGTTGATCGAACGGAAGAGGTTGTCGAGGTCCTTGACCTTGTCGCCCGTCTTTTCCACGGAGATGCCGTAGCGGCCGAACATCTCCGTGTGGCCCTGCAGGGCGCGCTGAATGAGCATGACGGCGGAGGAGAAGTCGCCGTCGAGGAGACCTGTGAGGTTCTTGAGCGCCTCTGTGACCTGGTCCACATTCTTGCTCGACATGCCGAAGCGGGTGAGCTGGGCGTAGGCTTTGAGCCACTGCTCGTCGCCGATATTCACCATGTCCTGCATTTCGGAGGAGAGCGATTTGAGGCGGGCGAGGTACTCTCCTGTGAGCTTCGTGGATGATGCGAGCGCGGATTCCAGATCGGTCTCGCTCAATTCCTGCTGGGAGAACTCCCTGAGCGCCTTCTTGGCTGTCCCGATGACCGCGGCAAGGGCGCCGGCGGCCGTGGCCATGCGGCCCAGGCCGGGGAGAAGAGCATCCACGCCGGACCGGAGGTCGCCGGTCATGGATTTGCCGGCGGCGGCGGCGCGGTCCGCTTCGCCGGCGACTGCCTTGAGGGCCTGCTCCGCGGCCTGGGCGGGGGTGGCATCGCTCAGGATCCCGATGCGGATGAGCAGTTCTTTGACGACGTTCACTGGGCGCCTCCCTGCCGATCGAAGAGCGCACCGTTGCGGTCGATGTAGGAGGCGAGGTGTCCGTCAATCGCGCTGGCAAGCGTGGCGTCGTCCGGAAGTACGGTGGGATCCGGGCGCTGCTCGGCGCGTTCGACGAGCCAGTAGAGCACGCGCTCGCCGGCTTTGATCTCGCGCCCGCGGCGGACCTTGAGCTTGCCTTTGCGCTTCTCGATCGAGATGAGCTGCTGGGCCCGGCGGGCGAGGCCGATGGGGACGCGGCTGCCGTTGCGCATGCGGAAGATGATGGCGAGATCGTCGAACTCGCCGGCGCGCCTGCCGTGTGCCTCCGGGGCGGCCGGAATGGTGAGCAGGCGGCGGTTGACGGGGCGAATCTCGCCCCCGAAAAACCGCTGCGCGATGCCTACGTGTGAGATGGAGACGAGGACGGCGCCTTCGTCAACGCGCCAGTGGGTGGAGCGGGCGGCATCGGCGTAGAAGTGAGTACGGCGGCCCCCGAGCGAGTTCGGGCGGCTGCTGTCGAGGCCGAAGAGGTGGTTACGGACGCATTCCTGGCCGGCCCGGCCGGCGACGGCGGCCAAGCGTTGCGGCGCGATCAGGCGCTGGAGGTCGCGCAGCGCCGGCGTCGCGGTGTCTTTGACTACGATGGCAGCGCCAGAGGGCATTTTCGATTTCAGATTTCAGGCTTCAGGCTTCCGATCATGTCCTCGATGGCCGTAGAGACATGGCTCCATCCGGGCCAAACTCAACGGAATCGCCTAGAGATTGCCTCAGGGCGCTCAGCAGGGCCTCGGAGCGCGCTGGGGGTGCGATCCCCAGGTCCTCGTTGAAGCCGCGGTCCTGGGGGCGCACAGAGCCTTCGGAGGACAAAATACCGAGGGCGAGCGCGTCGGCGCGCGAGACGTCGCGGATGTCCATGCCGGAGTTGTAGTCGAACGGGGGATAGGGGAGGGAAAACTCGCTCAACTCCACCCAGATGGGGTCGTTCTTGAGGGCGGCCATGATGCCGCGGCGCGCGTCCGTGGCGGATGACCGGGAGCTTACGGCATCGCGGGCGGCGTTCCAGCGGGTAATCCAGTCGCGCGGCACGCGCCGGTCTTCAGCGCGGAAAAGTTCCTGCGCGGGCCACTCATCGAGGATGGCTGGGTCCTGGCCTTGCTGCCAGTAGCCATAGCCGCGGGCCATGCGGCTATTGGTGCCGAGGAGGACGTTGAGGCGGGCATCGGAGGAAAGGTCCTGCAGCGTTCCTCGAAGCTCGGGGTCCGGCTGGTAGCCGATGCGTTGGAGGAACTCGCGCAACTCGAGTCGGGCGGTTGCGGGGTCCATGTATTGACCAGGCTCTGCCGCTTCCGGGTGCAGGATACGCTCGATGAGGTCTGAGGCGCGCTGGAGGTAGGCGGCGTTGGTCGTGCGCGCGGAGAAGAAAGCGCGCTCGCGCAGTTCCGGGGCGATGCGGCGCAGCGCGGCGGCGGAGGCGGTCGTGGGGAGGATGGACTTGACGGCCCGGGACGCGAGCGCTTCGGCGAACGGGATGGGTCGAGAGAAAATCACGTTACCTCACAGCATCCAAGCGATGACGACTACGATTCCGCAGAGGCAACCGAACAGGTAGCCTTGCCGAAACCCTCTCCAGAAATGCCTCGAAATCACTTCTTACCCTCTTGTGCCGTCCCTCGACGCCCACTCCCACATCCCCAGCAAGTAGCCGCACCCGAAAAGCGTGATGAACCATCGGTTCATGTCAGTACCACACCATCACTGCGCCATAGCCGCCCAACCCTCCGTCACCGCTCCAGTACGATGTTGCCCCCCCACCCCCGCCGCCGAGTCCATTCGTGCCCGGCCTACCATTTCGATCAGACGTTGACGGTCCACCTTGACCTCCACCGCCAGTGCCGCCAGTTCCAGCGGTTCCGCCCGTGCCGCAGAATCCACCCCCTCCACCACCCCCGTAGAAAATTGAAGTACCTGCGACCGTCACGCTTCTTCCCTCACCGCCTTTACCCGCAACGGAGGAAACCCCGTTTGTCCCAATCGAGCCAGCCCCGCCCCCACCACCACCCGTGTAATTGCCGGAATAGGGGCCGCTTGTTCCTCCCGCAAAACCTTGACCGTTCGTAGCCGAGCCTCCCGCACGGACCATGCTATACGGGCATCCGCCTCCACCGGAAGCCCCGTTTCTGCCAGGCCCATGCCCAGCCCACACCCCACCACCACCTCCTCCGCCATGAGCGATGAACGCCCCTAACTGACTGTATCCACCATCTCCACCCCAACCCGGATCGTTGATAGCAACACCGCCCGCACCAACCTTGACCGTGTAATTCGACACGACAACGACAAGCGTTGTAGAGACGACACCCCCGCCCCCACCACCACCACAACCTAAGCCGTCACTTCCCGTGTTTCCACCGGCCCCGCCTCCGCCTACCAACACGACATTGATGGTCCCGCCCGCTGACACGGAAAGCGTGTCCGTCGCATTGGTGAACGTGTGCAGCCTGTACCCGTTTGTTATGGACAGAGTTCCCCCTGTGCACATAGGCCCGCCTGCCACTGCCGGGGCAAGCAGAGCGTACCACTCGTCGAACTGCTCCGCTGAGTCCGCAACGGACAGAAGCGGCAGCGCGAGCGCCAGCAAGAGCCATCTCCTCACACCGCACCTCTCAAGTGGTCGTGGATCAACCGGGACAACGCAGCCAAGATATCTCGCAACTCGGCAACGGCCATGGCCGGGTCTGCGGTATCCATGTGGTCAACTTTTGCGATTGCGTCGGCCGCGTCCGCTTCCGCCTTCACGTGAGCCTCATCCGCTGCCTGCGCCGCAGCAGCAGCATCGGCCTCCGCGTCAAGCCGGTCCCGGATCAGCGTGTCCTTGTAAACGGCCACGGCCCGAAACCGATCCGCCGGGTCTTGTACCCACGCCACAGGCGTCAGCCGCTCGTAGCCGCTTGCGGGCTGACCTGGTTCCACCGCAAGACGCCATCCGATCTTGGCGCACTCCGGCAGCGACGGGTTGGCCGTCTGTGTCTCAGGCAACCATGACGGAAGCGTCCGGCTCTGTGCGCCTGTGAGTAAGTTGACGAATAGGCTCACTGTCTTGCCCTCCAGATCGTGTCACGCCATGCTCGGCGTAACATCACGGACGCTGAGTTGTTGGTCATGGACGTGAAAGCGGAAGCGAAGGAAATGGTGTTCGTGTCGAACGAGACGGTATTGGTCGCGCAGATGACCTCCAGCGTGACCCTCCCGACTCCGTTGGTCGGCCAGTCGCCCGCCATATAGATCACGCACGGGGAATGCGATACCTGCAACGCCTGCAAGCTCCCGTTCGCGCTCTGGATCGTCACGTTGGTCCCGGACGCAATCACTGTCGGCGTCCAGTAGGATTGCTGACTCACGGCGTTCGTGACGCCATAGCCTCCCATGTCGAGATTGCCGGACATGGGGCGCGTCCCGTTGGCAAGCACGGCGGTTGGATCGGTTTCTGTGTACGTGATGTTCGTCAGCCCGCCGCCATCGCCAAAGTACAAGGCATTGGTGACAGGCGTGCCGTTCATGTTCAGCCAGCCGCCAGCGATGCCGAATCCGTTGCCGCTCAAGTTGATGTCAACCCCGTCGCCAGCATAAACCGTCAGCCCTCGATCGCTATGTATCTCCTTCGGTGCGCCTACCGCATTGAACCGCAATTCAGACAGGTTTGTGATGCCGCCGTCGGCACTGTTTCCACGCGCCAGAACACTTGCCAACGTGTCGCTCTCCGCAGTCAGATAGCCATTCGTCCCGTGATTGCCCCACGCATACGCCGTCGCACCCTGCTGCGCAGCGTTCGTGTAGCTGCGCGCGGCGTTGTCGGTGGTGTTCGTCAGGCCGGTGCCGTCACCACCGAGCGGAAAGGACACCCCGGAAGAGAAATTGAGCACCTGAGCCCCGTTTGTGTTCGAGAGATATCGGGCAGTAGGCTCGACACTGAGGACAGAAACCCCCGCAGCGTCGAGTAGTTCAAACACTCCCGGACTCGCCTGCAATGAGCCACCCTGAAAGCCCGGACGGAACCACAACCCCGTGATGTTCGTGATCGAATGAGTGGCCAAGTCAATGTTGCCCCCCATCGAAAACCCCTGCTCAACCGCATTTGTCCACACCGGATCGCTCTCTGCCGTCAGATACCCATTCGTCCCGTGGTCGCCCCAGCCCCGAGCCACGGAGTCTGTCACGTTCGTCAGGCCGGACCCGTCGCCGGTGAACTCGCCGGATAGCGCGGCGTTGGACGCCCGAAACACGTCATACCACCGCGCCACTTCATTCGTGCCGGTCGCATCGTAGAGAGTCCGATTGAACCAGGACAATGCCCTATTGGTAACTCCGCCGATGTTGCTGTTCAGGGCTTGGTCATTCCAATCCACAGTGCCGATGCCATCACTGGTCCGGCGCAGTTGCAGGGCTGTTAGATCAATGCCCGCAATACCCGGAATCCCTTGCCAAATTCCCGCTGAATTCGTGATGTGCTGTCCGCCGGCGTCAAGGTCATCGGCAAGGGGGGAGGAGATGTACCCGTTTGTCCCGTGATTCCCCCAGGCGTATGCCGTCGCCCCCTGCGCGGCCTGCTCGGTGATCGCGTTGGACACCGCGGCCCAGACCGGGTCAACCTCGTTGGTCACGCTTGCCACCACCCCGGTCAGGGCGCTCCCGTCCCCCGCCTCGCCGCTGCGCCAGTAGCCGTTGGTGTCGTGCCGGCCGATCCATGCGCCGGCGCCGAGATCGTTGGTCCAGGTGTCGTTGTAGGTGGAGCCGACGCCGCCAGTGACAACGGACATGACCTCGTTGCTCACCGCGCTCCATAGCGGATCGCTCTCCGCCGTCAGATACCCGTTGGTTCCGTGGTCGCCCCAGCCATAAGCCGTCTCCCCGTGCCCCGCCTGCTCAGTCACGGTATTGCTCACCCCCGCCCACACGGGATCGCTCTCCGCCGTGAGCCAGCCGGAGGTCTGGCCCTGGAGCACAGCCACGTCCTGGCTTGTGGCGGCGTAGCGGGCCTCGAGGTCGGTCCAGCCGTTGGAGACGGCAGAGAGCGCGGCGGCGGACGCGAGATCGTTCGAGGCCATGAACTGAGTCCACGCGTTGGTGGGGACGATGAGGGCCTTGAGATCGTTGGTCGAGTAGAGCAGGGCGCGGATCGAGGTTGTGGGCAGGAAATTCGTGGGCGCTGCAAGGGCCGCGCCTGCGGCGAGCAAAAGGGTTGCAAGGGTCGAGCAGCATCGCTTCATTCGGCCTCTCCCACCTGGTCGAACACTGGCGCGACGGCGCCCTCGGGGCCATCGCAGCCGAGGGTATGCCACTTGCCCGTGGTCGGATTGTAGAGCTGCAAGTGCTTGCCGTCGCCGGACGCGCGGAAGCTCCCGAAAGGCATGCGCCGGCGGAGGAAGCGGGCGTCGCACTCGTCGCCCGAGAGATAGACGACCGGAGGCTCCGTGACCGGGGCGCCTTCGCCGACGCCGTCCTCCCACAGCTTGAACAGAGAATACCCGAGCGTGAACTGCCGGAGCGGATCGTCCGTGGTGATGCAGGACAGCACGAGGAAATAGACGCCTTCGAGCGCCGCGCCCTGAGACCAGTTCGTTTCTTCATGGGTGAGCGCGAACAGGGCGTGCTGCTTGGTTCCATCTTCCCACGTCTCGACGGTCAGGGTTCCGTCCAGATCCCCGGCCTCTACGGTGACGGAGGCATAGATGGTGCCGACGCGGGTGGGCCGGTCGCGGATCTCCAGGGTGAGGGATTCGATGTTGGCCAAGTCCACGAGGGTATCGAGGTCCTCGCCCCAGAACAGGCCGACCTCGAACTGGATATCGTTACCGCGCCAGCCGATCGGGGCGCCGGAGGTGATGGCGTCGAGCGTCTGGGAGCGGCCGGAGAGGTCGAATGGGAGCCGGATCCGCAGACGCGGGACTACGACTTCGCTCACGGCTTCTCCTTCCTGATCCTCCCGCCGAGGATCACGTAGGAGTGTATGGTTGTGCGGCCCTTGTAAGACGCATCATGGGCCGTGACTTTCGACGCCCAAAGATACCGGCGGGAGGCGGCGCCCGTGGCGCCGGCGGCCTCGAACATCACCAGGCCGCTCCCGGGCAGTTCCGTGGCGTGCTCGAGGATGAACAGTTCCGCATCCTCCACCGTGTCGTGCTCGCGCCGGACGACGAACGAGACGGTAGTGAGGTCGTTGCCGCGATCGAAGACGGCCTGCTCCAAGGCGCGGAGAAACGGCTCGACCTGCGCGAAGGGGCGGTTTGCGATGCGGAACTCGTCCACGCTTTCTCGCGCGCCGGCGGCGAGCCACAGACTGTCGATCTTGACTTTCAGTCCTTCCCCCCCCGCCCGATGCGCTCACCGCCTCGGTGAGCCTTCCCTGCCTGCCTGTTACGGGAACGTGAACGAGAACAGCGTCGAATAGACGCCGGTATCCTCGAGCCGGTGCCCGATGAACGCGATCTCGCCGGAGCGGACCACGTTGCGGCCCCAACGCAGAGGGCCCGCGACGAGCGCGGCGTCGTTGAGGGTGAAGACGAGCGCGTCGTCCGCTCCGGTGATCACCAGGTCCTGGGTCTGCCGCTCGGTCATGCCGCGGATGGCGCCTTCGTCCTGGGCGCGCAGCTCGTCCCAGATCGCCTCGGAGAGGTTCACGGGGGTGCATTTGGCCATGACGCCCACGTCGTCGAGCACGCCGTCTATGGTGCCCACATCATCCACCTTGTACATGGAGACGCCGGTCTCGAAGGAGATCGTCCACCCGGATTCCGTGACGATGTCCGCAAGGATCTCACCCCAGGCCGCCGCGTAGAGGATGGTGAGGTGCTCGTCGCGCGCGAAGCTGGCATCGGAAAACGCCTCGCTTGCGAGCGTGTAAAGCGAGTTCGCGTCTGACGGGAGCTTTCCGTTCCCATAGACCGCCGTCAGCTCGCCCTGGCCGAACGCGGTCTTTGCCGCGGAGAGGTAGAGATCCGGCATGCGGGTGAGGGCCGCGGCCGTGAGCGTGAGCTTCTTGCCGGCGCGCGAGTGGATGATGGCCGACACGTCCGAGGCCGTGAAGATACTGGCCCCGATGTTCGGGGAACTGTACGGGTAGAGAGACGCCATCATCGCGGCCGTGATCGCTCCGCTGGGCGTGAAACGCACTTTCACGACAGCGTCGTCGCGCCGCTGGTCCACGTTGCCGAACGCGGAGGTCGGGATCGCGAAGCGCGTGGTTTCCAGGGCGGCCTCGATGCCGTCCTTGTCGTAGATCACGGGGCCTGCGCCGAGCTGGACGGTTCCGGCGCCGCGGACGAGGGTCGAACGGGATGGGGCACTCATGAGTTTCTCCTTTGCTTGTTCGCTTTCACGTGAAATCCGCCGCTGCGGAATCCGAGGCAACCAGTCCGCTCTTGTGGGCTACGGCCCGGAGTGTGGCGGCGGCTGCCACGCTGAACGGCGCGGCATAAAGGACGGCGCCGCTGTTTCCGCTCCACGGATAGGTCCCGTCGAGCGTGTACCAGATCGCCGCGCCTTCCGTGGCGCAGGCGAGCGTAACTTCCTGGGGCGCGACGCCGCCCTTGGGCGAAATCTGCGGGACGCCGCACCGGGAGAGGACCTCCACCAGGGCGCCGGCGCCGATCGCGACGCGATAGCCGATCTCCCCCGCGGGGAGGCGCTCGGCATCGAGCGGGGTAACGGCGTCGTCCTCGATCACGAGCGTTTGCGCGAGGCCGGCCGGGCGGTAGAGGTGGAGGATCTGGGCGAGGCGGAACGCGACGTCCACCGCGGCCTTTCCGGTGCCGTTCGCGCCGGCGTTGAAGAGCACGTTCTCGAAGACGGACGCGGACAGGCGGCAGGAATTGAAGTAGGGCCCGGGCACATCCTTGGATTCGACTCGCGCGGTCACGACGCCGATGAGCACGGCGACGCCGATCTTGCCGCCCTTGGGGCTCACGAGCTTGAGCGCGCGGTCAATGGCGTTTGACACGTCGCCCTGGCGCTCGGTGAGCACCGTGATGTCGGCAAAATACTCGTCCGCGTTCGCGCGGGCGGCGATGTCGTCCTGGAGTTTGGCGATCGAGTTCACAGTCCGTCCAGTTTCTCGCGAGTGGCGCGGCGTTCTTCGGAGCTTACCAGTTCGGCGGCCGGGCCCGGGTCCGCGCCGGAATCCGGGTCCTCGATCGAGAAGCGGCAGGCGGCCACGTCGCGCAGGAGGGCGAGCGCGTTGTCGTAGCGGGCCTTCTTCTTCTCGTCCAAATCATACCCTGGGATCCTGGCGATGATGGCGGCGACGACCATGTCGCAGGCGGCCTCCAGGAGCCGGTCCGGGATCTCGCCGGGCTCGGCGGACAGCCGGTTGCGGGCGCAGGCCGCCACGTAGCCCCGGACCGTGGCCGTGACCTGCGCGATCGAGGGAGACACGGGGTCCTCCTGCCCGTCCGCGAGGGCGGCGGCGCGGAGCTGTTCAAGCTCCGCGCCGGATATATGGGTGAGAAGGTCGGACTCGCCGATCGCTTGCCAGCCCATGGGGTGCCCTTTCCCCTTTGCTTTCGGCCTCCGCGAAGCGCAGGCCGTTGTCGCCCGATCAATAGCCGGTGGTGTTGGTAATCACGCCGTCCGTGACGTGGAACACGCCCGTCGTGTTGGCCACCACGATATTGCCATCCACGCCGGCGGCCAGGAGCGCCTGGATCGCCGCGACCGCATTGGACGTAGCGGCGTACAACGCCTCCAGCGCGTCCAGGTCCGCGGCGGCCGTCGTGGCCGTGTTGGACGTGGCCGCGTACTGCGCCTCCAGCGCGTCCAGGTCCGCGGCGGCCGTCGTGGCCGTGTTGGACGTGGCGGCGTACTGGCCCTGCAGCACCGTGACCGCGTTGGACGTGGCTGCGTACTGCCCGGACACGTTGGCAACGGTCTGCGACGTGGCGGCGTAGCGGCCCTCCACGCCGGTCAGGCGCGTTGCGGCATCGGCCGGAATCTCGAAGGCGGCGCGCGCGCGCACGGCCCAGGCCATGACTGCGAGCATGATGAGCAAGCACAGGATAAAGATGCGTCTGTCTCTCACGATGGGGTCCTCCTTTTTTTTCTTTCCCGCTCGTTCAAAGCCGGCGCGAGCGCTTCGGCGCGGCGGGCCCGCACTCGCGGGCCCGCTTGCGCCGGCATCGCGCTCAGGACACGGTGAACATCTCGACGCCCGTGGAATCCACCACGATGTTCGAATAGTGCTCGACCGTGATGTCGATGAACTTCGCGTGCTCCTGCATGTACACGCGCTCGCGTCCCGATTCCGTCGGGGTCCAGAACCGCTTCGCGTTCGAGGGGTCGTCCTTGCCGATATTCGCCTGCGCGAAGTACATCAGCACGTAGCTGCCCAGGATCGCGCTCTTCGTGGCCGCCGCGCTCTGGTAGCGGGCGCGGCACAGGACCACCCGATCCACGCCGAGCCAGCCGGCGAGGGCGTCGGGCGTCATGGCGGAATTCGCAAACCCGCCCGCGTGGGTCTGAGCCCGCAGCGAGAGCACGCGCTTCTGCCAGGCGGCCTGCCCGAAGACGACGATGTTGGCGTCGATCCCGCGCTTGTTGCCCGAAACGATCACCTGCCCGAGCACGTCGGAGTCCGGGTCCTTGCCGGCCGTGGTGTCCCACGTCTTCGCGGTGTTGTTCGCTGCCGCGACAATCAGCGTGACGGCGCGCCGCAGGTCGTTGCGGCGGATGCGCTGCAGCAATCGCCGCACCGCGGCCTCTTCGTCGCCCGGCTGCATGTCGTCGCGGTCCAGGCGCAGCGTCAGCCCCTTGTTCTTGGTGCTCTCGTTGACGCTCGTGCCCTTGTACTCCACCCGCTTGAACGGGGAGCCGATGGCGCGGATGTCGTCGGTCTCGCTCAGGAACGCCTCCGCGTTGACGGCGCTCTTGTACTCGAACCGGCGCCCCACGGATACCGGCGGGGCGATGGCGTCGAGCGTGGCCAGGATGTTCTCGGGATCCACCCAGCCCATGGCGTAGGCCGTCAAGGGCTCCGAGAAATGCGTGGCCGTGAACCGTTCCTCGTTCGCGAGGCAGATCTCGCCAGCGGCCTGACGGCCGGTGTCCTGCCCCAGCGGGAATTCGTTCGTGAGAATGCTCTGTCTCTCTTTCACCTTCTCCTCCTTCTCGTGTTTCTCCCCTGAGCCCGGCTGGCAAACGAACATGGACGCTCGCGAGTCGAACGCGGCTCCCTTTCTCTTTACGCGACCACGAACTCGAGCGGCTCGCGCGGGACAACCTCGATCACATCGCCATCCGCGGTGGCAGCCGTGATCGCGCGGCCGACGTTGTAATAGGTGCCGGCGCCGGCGGGCTCGTCCTGCACCTTCCCGGAAGCGGCCGTGAACAGGTCCGAGTCCAGGGCGATCGCCTCGGAGGCCACCATGAGCCGCGTCCTCGGGGAGAGCCCGAGCAGCCCGACGGAGACCTCGCGCTCGGCGGCGCTGGGCTCGTCGTCGCACACCCCGAGGGGCTTCTCGTTGGCCCCGCAAACGGCGATGTGGTTGGCGTCGCTCCCATGCTTCACCAGCAAGTAGCGAGTCGCGATCGCCGCGTCCGCCAGTTTCGTGATGGAATCCTCATGCGTGCCCTCCGCGATGTTCGAGAGCACGAGTTCGTGCCGGCGTCCGAAGACCCGGCCCATCAGCTTCTTCATTCGCTTCATCTCTTCCTCCCTTTGTTCTGCGCGCCCACAAGGGAGCGCAACGATCCGCTACATCTTGGCCGGCGGGCTTCCGGGGCGCTCAGCCGAACAATTCGGGACGCGCGCGCTTCACCGCAAACCACGCATCGTCGTATCGCATCCCGCTCTTGATCTTCTCGTTCACGAGGACGACGATTTGGTCGCCCTTGGCGCCGATGCCGGCCTTGCGGCCTGCGAGCCCCTCGGTCGCGGCGCCGGTCTTCACGACCTTCTGCGCGTTGGCGAGTTTGACGCTCTCGCCCCCGAAGTCCTTCTCGAGGGCTTCGGTCCACCGCGCCTGATCGGCCACGATCACGCGGCCGTCGGCCACGGCGTTCGAGATCAGGAGCGCGATCCGCTCTTTGCGCTCCGCCCGCTGAGCCGTTTCCGCCGCGGCCCGGGCGGTCTTCTCGTTGGCAAGGGCGGTCTCTGCCGACTGCTTCGCGGTGTCCGCCGCGGCCCGGGCGGTCTTCTCGCTCGCGAGAGCGGTCTCGGCGGTTTGCCGCGCTGTCTCCGCCGCGGCCCGGCCGGTCCGCTCGTTCGCCAGTTCCGTGAACGTGGAGTCCACCTTGGCCTGGATCTCCGTTTCGCTCGCCGCGTCGGCGAGCCCCATCTTTTTCCTGAGCCAGTCGAGCATCGTCTTCTCCTTTCGGTTTGTTCCCTCATTCGCGAGCGCCGGGACCGGAATCTGAGGCCGGTTCGTCAGCCCGCATGAAATCAGTTCGTAGGGTTCCACGACGGCGCCGCCGGAGCCGGCGCGCGCCACGGCCCAGCGCGGGGAAAAGAACTTGAACGCGCCGCCCTGCAGCAGGCCGCGGCCGGCGTCCGCCCACTTCACGCGCAAGCGCATGGCGTTCGCGGTCGGCTCGATCCCCTCGATCCAGCCCACGGCGGCCTGGTCCGTATCGCGCGCGGCAAAGGCGGGGTCGTCCGGGTGGCCGCGGTAGAACGGGAGCCCGCCGAACGCGCGGGCCAGGCGCGAGCGCACAGAGGCGAAGGAATTGGCCATTCGCTCCGCGGCCTCGCGCGTGAGGCGCTGCAGGAGCCCGGAGCTTTCGTGCCGGTGCTCGCCATAGGGCACCTCCACGAAATCGTCCGAGGCGAGCGCGAAGCTATTGGGCAGCACGATCGGACCACAGCTCCCTCGCGCCGATTCCTCATTCGAGAGGGTCAATATCCCTCTTCGGGGCATGCTCAATCCTCCGTCCTCCGTCTTCCGTCCCCCTACGGCGCCGGCACGGGCGTCGGCACCTCCACGACTTCCGGCCTCACGATCGTAGGTTCCGGCTGCTCGACCACGCGCGTTTTCGAAAG